GAGAGCAACCAAATTCTCCTGCCGCCATGGTAGGATTGTTTGATGTCCAGTCCGCCGCTGTGTCTCTTCTTAATTGAATTTGTGTTGGCATTACTCTGCTGTTCCTCCATCAAGTGCTGTGACTCCACCGTATGTTGAAGCGGCAGTTCCGCCGTCAAGATTGATTGTGGCAGTATTGTCAATGAAACTTAACACACCAGAACCGTTGGTAGCTAGTACTTGGTTTTCATTTCCATCAGAGTTTGGGAAGGTCAATCCTGTTAGTACAACATTGCCTGTGCCCGCCACTGCTAAGGTTAAATCTGCGTTACTTGGTGCTGATAGTGTTGAACCAATAGCAGTTAGGTCTCCAAGACTGGTCGATGATCCTCCTCCGCCTCCTGTGCTAATAGATATACCACCTGCTGTGCTGCCATCACCTAGCCGTAAACTTCCTGAATCAACATCAACTGCAAGATATCCGTCCTCGAGGATGTGTGAAGATAAGTTATAATCTTTGTATGAACCTACTAGTTTTCTGAATGCCATTTACGCTCCTTAATTTTGTCCAGATAAAGTTTTTAGTCTTTGTATAAATTCACTTTCGTTTTTTGGCTCTTTGTTTTTCATTTCTGCAGGGACACCTGGTTGATCACCTTTTGTAGTTTCAGGTTGTTGCACTAAAGGCTCGTCAATTCTAGCTTCTTGATCTGGTGCAGTTTCGTCAGCGTCCTGTTGAATATTGCTGAATTGGCCTAAATCTTTTCCTGCTTCTTGTTTTTTAAGTTCTAATTCTTGTTGTGGCGGATATACGGAAGGCACTGTGTTTGGATCATCAGATGCAACTTTTCCAGGATTGTCTGTATTGTTGCTAGGCTTTTCAGATTTATTCGTTTCAATAGATGCCTTGTTTGAACCTATTAATTGGTTTAAAATTGCTTCGTCTTCTGCATCAGGCACTGCTTTTATATTGATATCTATTTCTTTATATCTCATATGTTATCCTAAGATGTAGCAACAGCACTGTTGTCGTCTACATAATTCCATCTGTTGTTAGCAGTTTCGTAGTAACATAACTTGTTTTTTGTAGCACCAGACCCGTCAGTTGTTAAAAATGCAACCATTCCCATAGCAGGGCTTGAAGGTAAATTTGCAAAAGCTACAGGTGTGAAATATAAACCATTTTTCAAAGTTACTACTTCGTTGCCAGGTTCTAGAGTGTATGAATCGTTTGTTCTTACTGTTTTAGCCATTTGCAGTTATTTATATTAGAATTGGGGGAGCGTGTAACTCCCCCAAATAAGCACGTGTTGGTTATTACTGATCTGTAATAACGTCGATTGAACCTGATTTGATTGATTCACCACTTGCACCTGCACCACCACCTTCGTCATCTACTTCTGTTCCAAGTGAGTAGAAAGCATGTCCAGAGTTGCCTGATGCGTCAACAAAGTGTACTGTATTATTGTAAAACTTCTCTACGTAAGCTACTGTAGAGTCATTTAATATAATTTGTACACAAAATTCACCGTCAGATCCATTTGGCGGAGAGTCAGATAATGATCCTGGCGCTACTGCTTTTAGACAGTATACACCTGTAGTTGAATCTTCTAAAGATATCTTGAATAATTTAGATGATCTTTGACTTATGATGTAAGCCGTAGTTGAATCAACTTTAGAACCACCATCAGCTCTGTAAGCCGTTACCGCGATTTGTCCTGCGGCACCTGACGCTGTTCCAGCCATTTTACTTGATTTGATTGGTCTTCCCATTTTGTTTCTCCTAATTAGGAGTCCAATGCCAGTTCTCCTGGCTACGCGGTGGTTATCCGCATAAGTCTTCTGCTGTATGCAAAAGCACGTTTGAACTGTAAGTATTTATTTTTATGTGAGAGTTATAATGTTGGTATAAAAAAGAGTGGTGTGTACAATCCGAATTTGTTTTCACACCACTCTCGAGGTTAATGTATTTTAGATGTTTATATTATTTTCTGTTGTAGATATGATATAAAATCCAAACTGCAACTAATCCAATCAGACCTTGATCTGAAAAACCTTGCAGTACGCCCTGGACGTTTCCTATTACAGAAACATTTGGCCAGAACGGAATACCTTGACCATTAAAAAGAATTTCTAAAACAATCCCTAACGCGATGAATGATACACCCACGTCAGCAATTCCTTTTGCCCATCCTTTTATTTTGTTAAGATAATCCATGTTGGACCTCCCTTGATTTTAGACTCCTTTATGGAATCGTGCAATTATTTAGAAGTATTACAGACATATTAAACTATCACATTTGGTATATGACTGATATGAGTGTGAATTTTTTTCTTTAACTATGCACAAAACTCTTTGTACAACTTGTAGTCATACATATTATAAACTCTATGCCATTCAATAAATTCTTGAGATAAATTTTTCCTATCTGCGTATTTTTTATAATCTTCGTTGCTTCGGTTTGTGCTTAATCTTGGTTCTCTGTCAATTTTTAGGATGTCTGCCACGTAGGTCCAACTGTCTTCAAAATTTTTAAGACAGAAAACTTTGGCAAAATTATTTTTAAGACTTTGTCTCACAGTTTGATATTTTGATTCAATATCAACGTTTGGATCATTCAACAAATAATTTTTATATATCCAGAGAGTAACAAAATTACCTGCTAGACTTTGACAACTTTGCTCAAAATTATCTGAATGAGCTTCACCTTTACCCATGTCATAATTGAAATGAGATATGTCTCGGTCTAAAGGTTCTCTCAACCATACAAAATGTGTGCCTGGGATCCTCTTGGTAGTGTTATGACCTATGGCATAATCTAATTTGGAAATTTGTTGTTTGTCAGCTCTGTCCTCTAGCCTCATTCTTAGAGAACTGCCTCCTGTTTTTGGAATATGATGAAAGCAGTAGTGCATTATTTTATTTAAATCACAATGCCACCGCCACAAAAAAAGGCGACATAAAGCCGCCTTTCTTTGAAAATAATAAGCCTGGGCTTATTTGAATTTTAAGTTTGCACTTGTGATAGCAACTAAACCAACGTAGTCTGCCGCGTTACCTAGTGAAGATGCAGTGTTTGTTAATTCAACATAACCGTATCTTGTTAGGAAACCAACAACTGGTTCGAAAGTAGCTGGATCAAGAACAACACCACTTGACATTAAAGGTATGTAAGGACAGTAGAACGCTGGTGCGTCTGCCTCACTTGCACCTTTGTAACCAACTAGTACTGAAGTACCGTCAGCCGCGTATGCGTCTACGTATACTCTCATTGAAGCGTTTAATGTACCAACAAATTTTGTGTTAGTAGGTGCTTCAAATGTACCTTCAGTTGATCTTGCAAATGCTGAAGTTGTTGCAGATTGAAGAATAGTTAAAGCTGTTGGAGATACTACTGCGTAGTTTCCAGCGCCTCTTCTTGTTCTTGTTGCGATTTGGTTAGCAACTCTGTTGATTAACACAGCTAATGCCGCGTGTTCATCACCAACGAATGTTGCTGTACCAGAAACAGCTGATTGGTCAAAAGTCTCTGAAGCAGATCCTGCTAAAGTTCTTAATGAACCAATGATCTCTTGGTCGATCTCAGCAGTAATCTCTTGAGCTAATGCCGCCATGATTTCTGCTTCTACATCAATCCCTTGTTGTGCTTGTGCATCTTGAGCCGCTTCAAAAGTCCATCTAGCTGATAGTTTTCTAGATTTTGCTTCAACCGGTTGTTTCAAGATTTGGATTGACAATCTCTTACCTGGAGTACCCTCTAAAGATGCTGTTGAAGCCGCTTTAGGAGTTGTGTTGTTTTGGTTACCTGCGTATGCTTTCGCAATTTTGAATGGAGATAATGCTTCTTCACCAGCAGTTGTGTTTCCACTTACTGTGTCTGCATATCTTATTCTTAGTGTGTGAATCTGTCCAACCGGACCAGTCATTGGCTGTACACCAACAATCTCGTTCGCTATAACAGTAGGCATAACCCTACGTATTACTGGAAGAATCACTCTGTTTAACGTAGCAACGTTACCAGCAGATGTAGCACCAGCAGTTGCCTGCTCAGCTAAGTATCTTTTTGTGTTTTCTAACACAACATCCATTGTTTTTTTCTTGTTGCCTGCTAAACCTTCGGTTAGGGCCTGTTTAGTTTCGCCCCATTTTGATTCAAATATTTCTGACATTTGATCTTTTCCCCTTAGTGTTTATTATATACCCGCCAACTTACGGATATCTGTTAAGTTTGCATCTTCCCTTACTTCTCTGTCACCTGCTGATTCAGAAATAACTTTTTTTCCTGCTACAACTGGTTTGTCTGCCATTACGTGAGGTAGATACTTGTCAAATGAAGCCTGCAACTTGTCAGTTTGTACACTTTCAAGTAGTTGAGCCATAACTTCACCCTTGTTTTTGCCCAATGGTTTGAGCATCTCGGCCATTTTTTCCTTGCGTTCCATCAAGTCTGATTGTCTTTTTGCTTCGACTTCTTTTGACTCAATCACCGCTTGTTTCTCTTCAACAGCCTTCTCAGCGTCTTTTAGTTTGTAATGTCTTCCTTAAGAGATTTTAACTCTTCAGCAAGTTTTTTGTTTACAGCAGATTCTACAACTTTAGCAGATCTTGTTATGAAAGCCTCTTTCATTTTCGCCATTTGCTTTTTAGCTTCAGCTACTAGTTTGACTTTCGTCTCCACAACGCCTTTTTTGTCTTCATGAAACTCTTTAATTTCTTTAGCAAGAGCATTTACTACGAACTCTTCCATTTTCTTAAAGTTTTCATGAACACCTTGTCTGTCGCCATGTAGTTCTTTCAACTCTTCTGATAATTTAGAAAGTATAAATGATTCTAATTTAGCAGAATGAGCGCCTACGTTTTCTTTGTAAGCAATTTTTTCTTGAGCAAGTGCTTTTCTGTCTTCAACAAACTTTGTGATTTCTTCTGATAATTTATCAGTCATCATTTTGTCTATTGCTTCGATCATGTTTGCTTTGTCGTGTTCGTATCTTTTAGCAAACTCTTCTCTTAACTCAGCACCTACTACTTCTTTGTTTTCTTTGATTTTTGAATCCCATGCTTCTTGAATGCTCTTTTGAACATCTTCTGATATAGCACCTGATTCAACTAGTTTTGATATTGCGTCTATCATTTTATTTTAGGTCCTTTATTATGTTTGTTAGTGCCTCTTTGAGGAACTTTTGTGCTTTTGCATCATTTCTAACTTCAGCCGCCAAACCTTTTGCCATATTACCACCTTTGGTGTTCATTAGGTGTTCGTAAATTGGCGTTGGGTAAGCACCTGGTGCTGAAGGTTGGGCCACAACATCTACTGTGATGATCTCAAAGTCTGAAACTTCGCCGCTTCCGTATTCGTTAATGTTTCCACTACCTCTACTCGATACGCCTAGTTTCACCCCTGATTCCAACATAGTTTTGACAAGTTGACCCATTGGTGTCGGTAAAATTTTCATTTTACCATATCCATTTGGACCGTCCATCCACATCTCAGTAATCATGTGTGACACTCGGTCCAAATTAATTTTTAAATCGTCTGGATGATCTACTTCTCCTAGCACAGAATATCCCGATCCGATCTGGTCATTCAGTGTTTTAACTGCTTTTCCAATTTCGTTTACTGGGTAAACTCTTTGGTTAGCATTCTTAATACCACCTTGAATACAGATTCCTTTCATGTACAAATCTTTGCCGTGTTCGCCTTCGTGTAAGATCTGTACTCTGGCCTGATCGTAAGTTAGATGTTCTCTAAGATATAGTGACATTCAAACTCTCCTTTACTCAACAACTAGCAATTACTTGCCAGAAATTGGTGATTTTGCAGATTTCTCTGAACCGTCCGCTGTGTTAGCCTTCATAGGCTTCATAGCAGATGCTTTGTCTTTTCCTGGACTGTTTGCAAATTCACCTGCCATCTTTTGTGCAGTTGGTGCCGGTCTTCCTTTGTCTTCTGCGCCTGAACCCGTTTTGACTGGAGTTCCGCCTTGTTTTGCACCACCTGTTTTCACTGGTGATTTTGCAGATTTGTCAGACATGTCAGAATTGTTTGCAGACTTCTGGATTTTGTACTCATCCATTTTTTTCTTGTCTTTGCCATGCATAGCTTCTTTTTTCATATCTTTTTTCTTGTCATGCATTGCTTCTTTTTTCATGTCTTTAGCATCTTTGTGTGCCGCTTCGCCTGCCATTACTGGCTCTTCTGCTGGAGTTTCTGTTGGCATTTCTAATGACTCGTCTTTGTCGTCGTCCATGTCATCGTCTTTCTTTGCCATCATTTGTTCAAATTCTGCTTTTAATTCGTCTAAAGCATCTTCTAAATCAACAACTCTGTCTTCCATATCTTCGTCGTCTTTATCACCGTCCATGTCCATGTCTTTTTCCATGTCATCAGCGGCTTTATCACCGTCCATATCCATCTCTGGAGTGTTTTCTTCGTCTGCTGAGATGTCTTTGACTAGTTCGTCAGTAGCATCGCCACCAACTTCTTCTATAGACTCTTCTTCTGATTTTTCTGACTCAGTTGCTTCGTCTTCAATTTCTACTTCTTCTAAAGACTCTTCTGATTTAGTTTCGTCTGAAGTTTCTTTAACGTCTTCATCTTTTGCTTCGTCAGTAGTTTCATCTACTTGATCTTCTGATGCTTCAGTTTCTTTAACTTCGTCTTTTGCTTCTTCTTTTGTTTCTTCTTTTACAGGCTCTTCCGCTAATCCTTCGTAGATATCTCTTGATTTTTCTACTACTATTTCATGGAAAAGTGCTTCTGCTTTGTCGTTTTCTTCGTTTATTAGTAATTCTAATAAAGATTCAAATTTATTGTTTGACATTTTACACGTGCTCCTTGTTTAATATCGATTTGTACTTATAAGCGTTAGTATTTACTGTAAAAGGTATAAAACGGGGCTATTAATGGTATAAAAATGGTAATTTTGGTGATTTTGAAAATATCACTCTAGAGGCATATGAAAAACTATGCAGTTTTAAGGTTTAGCTTGAATTTTTCTAAAAATTGTGGCGTAGTCAATTGGCTTAAATTATCATTCCAAAGTAAATCTTTTGGACTAAACCAACCCTCTGGCACCACTCTGGTGAATTTGGTGTCTTTGAAGTCTTTCAAACAGTGTTTTGTTTGATTCATCCAATTGCCATAAAACGTTGCGTCATCTTTTGTTCTTTTGTAGTTTCTCGTATCTTTGAATAGGTTGTTAAAACCAAATCCGTGCTTGTTACCACCTCTTTGATGACCTTGATAATCAAAACCCAACACAAATATATCTTTGAATCCTCTTTCACATGCCATTCTTAGTGCTGTTGGACCAGAACTCCAGCCCAAGCTTGGTTTAAACCATTTTACGTAATCTAATATACGCTGATTTTTGTTATACTGTGCATTAAAATTTGACCAAACTTGATTTTTTAGTGCATAGTCTGTTTCTGCAATTTCAAAAATCATCTTTGGGTCAACAGCAATTAGAAAATCTGGTGTTTCTGTTCTGTAAACACCATTACAAGCAAACACAGTGCCGTGCTGTTTCAGTTCGTCAATTTGTATACCTTTTCGGGATTCTCCGTTACCTAATACGAATGCTATGTTGGACATTATAACTGTAAGTTATCGTCAGGTGCAGGCTGTCCGTACATTTTTTGAACGAACTTGGCTTCTTCTTTCTGTTGTGCTTCATGTTCTTCTGAAGCAAGTCTCATGGAGTTGATGTCTTTTAATCTAAGACGTGTTTTTCTAGTGTCCTCTGAATCCAAAACTGAGATATCGTTTTCAGGCTCATAGTTTTTGTCCTGCTCAAAACCGTCTTGTGTATGTGTAAAGAATTCAAATAGTTTCATTTTACGTATTTAACCTTAGGCT